TTCTAATACCTGGGGAGTTACCTTCTTGCTTCTTTTCTTTAATATCATAGTCTAAAGAAGCGCACGCTCCGACTATCATACCTACTCCACGATTAACCGCTTCTAATTTACTAAACGCCGTTCTATACGTAATAAGCGCATTAGAGTGTATACTACTACTCTCATTATTTGCTATTACTGATTGAGCGGGGTTAAATTTTTCTTTTAAAGTTGTCCACCAAGACATATTATTCCTTACGTAAATTTACTAAAGAACGATCCTAAGATTTTGGGGCTGACTTCTGTTGCTTCTGGGTTGAGAAATTTCTCTCTTTGTTTATCTATCCAAGTTACTTGTTTATTAGCCGTATGCTTAGCAGGTTTTTTGCCGTATATACTATGTAGCTTTACGTGATGCTTATTACATAGTGTGTATACGTCGTCATAAATCTCTTTGCGATACGTCTGAATAAATTCGTCTCGAACAGCTAAAATACCTTCATCAGTAGATATGTCATAACTATTATTCTTAGACCATTCCTCTAGTAGGAGGGTGATTGAGTTTGTATGGTGTAATTCTAAATCCTCAGTAGTATTACAGATATAGCAGTTGTCCTTTTTATCATACGCTGCTTTAGCTTTATCGCGCACCCACTTAACTGGAATGCGGTTATTACCTGTATTTTTTGCCATTATTTAAACTTAGAGTTTTCCATAGCGCAATTATACTCTGTACTTAAAATAAAATCAAGCAAATTTTTAAGCAAGCAAAAAGCCCTATATGCTTTAAGCATATAGGGCTTTTATTATTAAAACCTACATATTACCTTCGTGTTCAAAAGAATAGTGATTACCGTCTTGAAACCTTCCGCCCCAACGAGCATCTATATCCTGCGCCTCCCACCAGGTTCCTAGCGGTTTATGGGCTTCGGTAGTAGTTAAATACTCTCCATCTTTAAATAGATTTAGGTCTATTGCTAGTCTAATCTTGTGACAGGAATTAGATTCTCCATAACCCTGACGCACACCTGGTTTTCCAAAAACTCTAGGGTCTCTATACCCATCACCAAGTGTTAGTTCAAATCCCAACTCATGAGCCTTATCAATAAGTCTTGGTAATAACTTCATAAATCTTTTTTGTTTCGATCCTAGGGACGCCATATCTATCTCCGAAAATTATATTGTAAAAGTGTATAATGCATATCTGATTGCATCGGGTATGTGACTGAACGCATGTAAAGGTTTTTCTTTAGTTAATGTCTCTCTTCGGTCCCATTGATATTGATCTAGTGCCTCTAACGTTTTAATACAGTGCGGGGATATTTTTAATCTTCCACGTTCTACTAATGACTGAACAAATGCAATACCAGGTAAAACATCCTTTTTAGCATTAATACTAGAAATATTATAAGTATAAGCTAAGTCGGCAGCAAATTGAGCCGCAGCTGCATCTATAAATATAGTCTCTATTTTCCACTTATCTATATATTCATTAAAACGTTCTACATGAGTAGCTGTCACACTTTCAGCTTCCAAGTACTCGTCAACTATATGAAAAACATCAGTAACGGGTTGGTACACAATTACTATAAAAGCTGTAGGATCCCTGTAGCCAGGATCTAATCCAGCAAGTACTTCGTCTCCATCTAACTGAACATACTCGCAGATATTTTCAGCTTCCAGCGAGAATATCTGGCCCTCGTATGTATTAAAGCTAGCCATGTATTCTTGTTCAAAGGTAGCTTTGGTCATAATACGCTTAGCTTCTTCGACATCACTAACCTTCATACGACTATTTTCAGTCCAATCAGCGTGTATACTACACCATTCAGGGTACTCGTCACTAAAGCCGCGATCGTAGTATTTACTAAACCAGTTATTCTTACCGCGTGGAGTACTTATGAAAATAGCCTTAGACCCGTCGCGATCTAGTGTAGGTCGAAGTGATCTCTCAAACGCCATTTCGCCATCTGCTCCAAGAGCAGCTTCGTCAAATATGATGAGGTTATAAGACCTACCAACTACGCTGTCTACTGTGCTTAATGAACCCATTCTAACAGTGCTACCATTAGCCAGCTCAATTACCTTATCTTTCATGTTATCACGTTCGATCTCTAGATCAAAGTGCTTAATGAAGCTTCTCTGTAATTCAAAGCTGATGCTACTAAGAGCAAAGTTAGGTGACATGATTAGTACGTTGGCCCCAGGCACTAACATCACTAACTGTCCTACTATATTAGAAATATAGGTTTTACCCAGGCGTCGAGCCAGTGCCGCAGCTATAAATCTGTACCTAGGATCATTCAATGCGTTGATCAAAGCTATCTGAGGCGCATTAATAGTATCCCAAGCATTTAATAGTTTCAGGTACGGTACTATTGGTAGTTTTATGTATCTGTCCCTAGGACTTAGTTCCGTGATTTCTTCACTACTAATCCCAGACCTACTAATTGTTAGCATTTTGGTTTACAAATAAGGTTAATACTAACATAATCTTTATCCCAGATATTAATTCTATTATTGAAGTAGTTCTCAGGGTTATACAACTTAGTGATATGCTTTTCGTAAGTATATCCTAACGAGTCAAGTTCCGCATGTAGCTCCGCGCTTTTATCTTCGCGATCATCTTCAATGTACATTATAGGCTTGTTCTTTAATATAGTCTCCCTAGCTCCGCGAAGTACCTCAGTCTCGTGCCCTTCTACGTCAATCTTAATGAATCCTATATCCCCAAAATACATACTGTCTAATGGTACTACATTAACTTCAATTGTTCCTAATGGCGAACTAGCACCTAACGCCGCTTCTCCAAAACTACCAATCGCATCGTAATCATACTTAGGCATAGTGCCTTTATACGTACTAGATCCTAACGCGAATCGTTGTATACAGCCCTTGAAGTTCTTCTCTAAGCATTTAACCAATTCGGGTTGGGGTTCAAATGCAATCACGGTCAATCCGTTATACTCTAACATTTGACTGATACAGCCCATGTTAGCACCTACGTCTAAACACCGGCCATTACCTGCGACCGCTAGTGATAGTATAGTCATACATTCAACATGACTAAATTCGCCATATGCTTTTAGTCCACGCCCAATATACTTGTCTTTATCATGAAACCAAATTTCTCCGTATCTACCCATTACACTTCGCACAGCATTTTCTCCACTTGTTCAAACGTTTCTAACCAGCTCCCTGGATTACGAACTATACTGACACTAGGGTACCAAACGTTCTTAGTACCCATACTGGAGTTACCCCATCTAAAGTCGCCATCATAAAGCGGCATTAGGACCCAACACGGCATACCTAATGCACCACATAAGTGGGCTATGGAGGTGTCTACTGTAATTACTAGATCTAACGTACTAAGGTTCTTAATAGTATCTTCCCAAGTCACGCCAGGTAAATGCGTAAATCCATCCATTGGCCCGCTTGCTGGTCCTATTGTATATAACGAAGCATATTTCTTAAGTTTATTGAAAAAGAAAGGGCTAGTACTACGATTCTTATCATTAACGTGTTTACTATTCCCAGCCCACACGCAGCCGATTCGCAATCCTGAATGTTCTTCTATAACTCTTTTATTCGCAAGCCACTCCCCTGGTGGAATATAATCCAGCAACTTGCCTAAAGATCCTAGTGGAATTCCATGCGTTGCGAATGAATCTTCTACAGTTATACATGTTTGGTAGTCTGAAAACAAATAGTTCAGTGAAGGATCACACTGAATCCAAATCTCACCACAATATTCTTTTAACTTTTCCAGATATCTAGCAAACATTATACTATCGCCAATACCTTGTTCACTAAGTACAACTATACTCTTAACTACAGATATACCATCCCATAGTTTCAAATCGCGCTTATTATTCTTTAGCGGGTCAGCACCTGTACGTTGGAACCTGTACGAATACAGCTTCCAACACTCATTCAAATTCTCTGGTAAATCACTACAATAGTTTTGTAGCTTAGTAATCGAAAGATTCCATAGACAATCATAATTTAGTGGCTCTGCACTTAGACACATTCTATAAAATTTCTCAGCAGTATACGCATCCCCTTGTCCGTAGGCTATCAAACCTAGGTTATTTAATGCAGTTGGATAGACTTTTGCAAATGTACCATCACTAAAAGGTATACTAGGATCATTTGCTTTTATTAGAGCTTCACCAGATAGTTCATACTTATTAAGATGCTTGTATGCTACCGATAGGTTAAGCCATGCTTCCTTACAATCGTGTTCCTTTAAAAATGCCTTAAATAAAGATACTGCTTTATTTGGGTTCTTCTCCACATATTTTAAAGCTCTGGAGAACAAACTAAAATTTTCTTCTGATATCATAAATCTCCCGCTAGGAGTCTTTCTATAAGTGTATTATATTTAGTGCCACCATCGTTAATCTGCACGTTAACTTGATTTTTAATGTTGGCTTGCTGTAATTTCTCTAATTCAATCTGGCGACTCATTTCGTCCATTGACATTTTATGAGACAACGCTAATAGTTCAGCGATATCCTTTGTAGAACCCATTTCCGATTCTTCAAGTTCCTGAAACTTTTTCCTAATAATAG